TTCAGGTTCAGCCTTGGCTTCAGGTGCAGACCAAGGGTTGTTCTTTATGTCTGTTCTTAATGCCATTTCAATAGCGGCAGACTTAGAACCTACCTTGCCATACATAGGTTTGATCGCTTCCATTTCACCTTTGTTAGCCCTTGGTGCTTTAGTACCGTCTTTCATAGTGCTGTACTTAGGGTCACCTGTATTAGTTATAGCTCTTGCATAGGCTGAGGTCTCTGCCTTTTCAATAGCAAACTGTGTAGCCAATGATTCACCAGCTAGTCCCGTTACCCAAGGTTCTTGGTCTGCCCAAGTGCGATACAGATTAACTTCAACAAAGACAAACCCGTCAGTTTGTTCATGAAATGATTTCATGCGAAAGTCAGGATTCTCTTTAGCAAACAGCTCTATTCTTTCCTCAGCTGTCATGTATTTATCTAAATCAAAGTAAGCCATAATCTATTTCGTCCAATCCTTGTGCGTAGGCTTGTTGTTGTTCCAATGTCCAAATACTGCCGTCATGCCAACTCTCCAGTTCGGTTCGACATGGCTGACAATAGTTGCGATATTTGCAGGTCGCTTTTCTGCTCGAGCTAATGCTCGTGAAAATCGCCATGACTTGACCTTTGAGGCTAGTTGCCCCATAACGGTTTTTACAGTAGTCACAGTAATTCTTAGTCCTGTTCAGTATTATCATGTAGCTCTGCCATTATTTTCCTATACACGCAGGCGTATCCGATAATATCTTTGAGACTGTCTTCGTGGTGTGGAGTCTCGCTGAGGCGTGAAACCTTGACGAGCAACATACACATGGCTGCTTGCTCTGGACTAATGTAAGTGTCCAAGTAACCTGACCATAGTTCTGAGATTCGTCTGTGGTTTGTAGCTGCTGAGCCATAATCTGCGCCTCTTGACGCAACAATGTTACTAATCTCATTGAGCCACTCATCAGTTTTTTTCATAGTCAAATACCTCATCTGAGACAACTCGTTCGGTTGCCTTGGCTGAAGCATAACCATTGACCCAGCCACGCTGCTTACCTATGACGAAGCCTCGATCAAACCCAATGTAATATGCACAATAGGCAATACCAGCTGTGTAAAACAATATACTGACTCTAATCCATGTACTCATAAGTTCCTTTCCGTTGGACAGATTTTGCCAACACCGAAAGTATGATGATTTGTTCATGGTAAGTGTAGGAACTGACAGGCGTGTCCTATAACGCTTTTGTTACAAAACCCCTATTGCGTCAAAGTCGTCAATATGGTCATCAATGGTTCGTTCAGGCTCTTTTCCCATAAACCTTACCTTCAAATATAAAACTGCCGTCATGGTTAATAGGGATTGTGACCACCGTCACACGAGTCTTGTCTACATAAGCAACAGCGAATCCACTCTGCCAGTTCGCATAGCCCCTCGTGTACTGCATACCGCTACTGGATAGGTCTACTAGGTTACCTACCTCAACACCCTGTAAAACACGCCCTAAACGCCCATTGTGAGCCTCTGAGTAGGACATGTGACCTAGCCTGTGAGTGTGACCACAGACAACATTTTTACCTATGCGGCGTGCGCCATTTAAGGCTGTCTGCCCAGCATTGTTAGACATAGGGAAAGCGTCGCCATGAGTGACATGCCAACCTTTTGCCCAGTCAAATCCGTATGGGTGATACTTAATGTTGAGCTTGTCATATCCCATAAAGCGTTCATATTTGAGTTCGGGTAGGTTAAGAAAACTTGGCAGTCTTTTTTTGATTGATCGGTAGAGTCTGATTCCATGGTTGCTTCCTACTATGTCCGTTACTCCCAAGTAAGTTAATACTTCTTGGGTAAATACTCTGTCCTCATCTAGGTTGCCTACCATTTCATCAATGGTATTGGCATTAAAACTGCCTAGCTGTGGCATGTCTATCTCATCACCAACACAGATTGTTTGGTGCGGTTGCCACTTGGCTAAGAAACGACCAACTGACTTTACTGCTAATTCATTTATGTACGGGGCTTGCAGATCACTTACGAACGCAATGCGCTTAATAGCTTAGTCCTCGTCCTCGTCGTCGTCTTGAAAAGGTGTAATGTCAGTATCAGCTGTAGTAGGGATTAACCACTCAGGCATACTGTTCTTGTTATCCATTAGACCTAATGCAATTTCGACGGTAAAACCTGCCCTGCGTAATGCTCTAAAATACTCATTAAGCGCAATGGCGTGCATGTCAAGGGCAGTAGTCTCTAAACGAGCTACTGACTTTTTTCTGCGTGCAGGTTTCTTTTTGGCTGCCATGGTTTTAATTGTCTCTCGATAGTATGACAAATAGATCGTCAACACGCCGTTCTAGGCGATTGATCTGATCTTTAATACTTGACCCACCATTGGGTCTAAGTTCATTCAACCAGCCCTTGACTAGGAACCTAAGCCCTACTGCAAAGCCAGTAAATACAGTTGTTATTGCGGCACAGATAGCGGCAATTTCTACCGCTGACATTACTCTTTTGAGCCTATGCCAAACTGCTTATCATCAGGATTTAGGCTGCGCAAAATAGGACCGATGAAAGCCACGACAAATGCTTTCCAAATGTCTGAAGGTGCTGCGTCAGGTGCAGCTACATAGATTGTAAGTAAACATACAAACGCTGATCTTGCATAGCTGTTAAGTATTGTCCAGTATTGGGTTTTCATATTTTGCCCCCTAGTAGTGGTATATCAAAAAATGTGCTGTCTTGATCTGTCTTGCCTTTTCTAAAACTGATATGAATATGAGAATTATGAGGATTAAACCCACGATACTTACGCCATGACCAGTTAAGTATTGGTGAAGCAATTTTGCCTAAATGAATTACATAAGATATGCGTCCATGATTTTTCCCGTAGAATCTAAGCTGATCTGCCAAATATGCTGAATCCCCTCGGTTGTCAGAAAGGCGAGCGTCAACATCGATTGCTCTAACCACAAAGTTGGACTTCGGGTCAGGTATATGGTCTGACTTACCTGCCTGTTGATGACGCAGATCAGCCACCCACCCGTCACTTCGCCTGCTACGACTTGGGTAAGAATCATCTATTTGTTCACGCAGCTGTACTGCGGATTTACTAAGCCAAGGTTTTGTGGTCGTCATTGCTGCACTCCCAGCGGTATAAATCATTTAACAACAACTCATCATGACCACACTCAGGTTTAGGTGCTATAAATGCGTCAGCTGCCTGATCGTATTTATACCCGATACCTGCAAAGTTGTAACGGATATTTCCATTGTATGAAGTCTTTATCCAAGTTCCACCTAGGTTATCAATTAGCCATGAGTAACCTTCATCGCCAACTGGATCGTTATTGTCTCCTACTAACACTCTTAAAACAATGTCGTTAGAATTTAACTCTGCCCAATGAGCCATAATTAAACCGCCGTTTTCAAGTAACGAACAATTATTAAACCTGAACCGCCTGCGCCACTCACAGTTCCGCCTTCTCGAGATCCACCGCCACCTGATCCTGTATTTACAGTTGCTGCAGTTGCATTATTAAAACCAAATGCTCCAGCACTTGCTCCACCTGATCCAGCATTTCCTCCAACGCTATCTGCGCTACCGCCACCACCACCTGCAATAAATCCACTAACACCTAATGATGTTGCAGATAACCAAGATGACCAAGTGTTTAATCCTGCACCACCATTTCCAGGCGTATCTGTGGCTGTTACACTTTGACCAACTGCACCTGAACCACCGCCACCTGCTGCTGCAAATCCTTTATTTCCTGGCCCACTTCCACCAGCGTTTCCATAACCTGTTGCGCCACCTGTGTTGCCTTGCGTTGCAGATCCTGCTGCGGAATTGTAATCACCGCCACCGCCTGATCCACCATTTTTACCAGCGTTGCCATTGTAATTTCCACCACCACCACCACCATTTGAAGTAATGGTGTCAAAAACTGAATTGTTGCCATTGTTTCCTCTGGCGTTTGTAGCAGTTCCACCACCAGCACCAATTGTGCAAGTTATAGAACTTGGTGTAATTGTTCTACCAGTTTGATATGAAACTCCACCTGCTCCACCACCACCGCCAACTAATGATCCACCTGAGGCACCACCTGCAATTACTAACACATCTGCAGTTAAGTTAGCGTTGCTAACAGTTAATGTGCCATTTGAAGTAAATGCTCGATAATAGTATGTTGCGTCAGAACTTAAAGTGCCACCCGTCACCGTTGGTTTTGGTAACTCAATGCCATAAATACCTGCTGTAATATTGCCAATCATTAAGCTATTGCACCAACTACATACCAAGCGTCTGTACCAGTTTTAATACAAACAGCTGTTTTATATTGTGCTAATGTAGGTGCTGCGGCTGTTGCCCCAGCTGACAAAACGGTTGTTGTTCCTGAAGTTACTGCACTGATTGTGCAAGTACCAGCACCAATGTTTAAAACTGTAATTGCTGTACCTATTGGGAACGCTACTGAAGCGTTAGTAGGTATCTTAAAAGCAACAGCTGTGCCTTTATTCATTAACTCTAAAACCTGATAACTGTCTGAAAGGGTTGCTGTGTAATCGTCTGTGTTTGCTGCGCCTACTGTGTAGGTCACAAGACCGTTAAACATTGCAGCTGAAAGAACATCACCTGTTGAAGCTGGAAAACCTGTTGCCATTTTATTACTCCTTAGTATCCTAGTATATCATCACCGAGAACACCATAGGTGGTGTTACCTATGATAAACCCGTCTGTGATTGGTTCAAGCGTGGTAAAAGTACCTAACCAGCGATTAGGGGTTATATCCCAGCTAATGCCTTGCACCTGTAAGTTCTTAGTTATTGTAGAACCGTCAGGCTGTATGTTAGATATATCAACATTAGTAAAGTAGTCCATACCTAAAACTGTGCCAGTAGGTACATCAGGGTCAAGCAGGTCTAGGGTCATCTGATCAATTCTGATAGTAGTATCTGATCTAGTAGCAACATAAATACGGGCTATGTTGTTAGCGTCTGTGTCTGTCTGTACGACCAAATCATTGTAGTTAACGCTGTGTGGAAAATATGTAGCCACACTACCTGCGTCCTCGGCGAACTGAGCAGTACCACCAATACGGGTAATAGTGGCTTGGTTGATAATCAATTTGTCATCAAATGCAAAAGCAAGGTTTTTGTAAGGTATATCGCCTGTTTGATTGAACACAATAGGTGTGGCACCTGCTGAAGCAACGACAGCGGTGCGGTTCTTAAATACTGCCTGACCTTCAGAGTCCATATAGAAAGCACCCTGCTCGCTAAACTCTGCGTTAACAATGGCTGACAAAGCTGTGCGTGTAGTGGCTGGGTCTGCCTGACATAATGAGTCGCCTGTATCAATGGTACGCATTGAGTTAGGGAAAGATACGGTGTCTAGTATCTTGCCTATGCGCTCACCTGTATCATCACCATTGGCTTGACCTGTGACGGTTGTTATGTTGGCTAGGTTGAATAAACGGAAACCGTCAACAGCTGTAATGTCTACATAAGATACTTGCTCAGCCTGATCGTATGTATAAGTGTAAGTAGTTGTATATCCGCTAAAAAGGTAATACGAAGTGCCTAGATAACTTGCTGAGATTCTTAGCTTACGAAGCGGTGTGAGTTGCCCAAATAGGTCTGAGCTTGTGTTCTGAGGGTTAAATCTGCCGTCTTGGTCATAGATTCTAACTGTTGCTGTGCCAGCCTCGTAAGTGTCTCTCAAGATATTACGACCACGCTTAATGTTTATACTGCGTGTGACATCAGTCACATCAATTACTAATGCTGGGGCTGTGCCGTCTCCTAGGATACCAAACCCAAGTCTGCCGTTAATAGGGTCTGATATGGTAAATGGAACACCGAAAGTCGCACCCGAATTAAAGTTTAGGCTGACATTAAGTTGAGCAGGTAAGGTCATGGGCCAATAAGACCTAATCGGTTTAAGCTAGAAGTTGTCCCTGAGGCTGAGTTATTGATTAAGCCATTGTTTAACTCATCTAGCAGTCCTTGTGTTGCACCACTTATGTAGTTGTTTTGTATTATCGTTGCGGGGGCTTTATTGGTGTTTGCATACTTAGACATCAAGTCTCCGTAAGTGTGATCTTCCCTAGCCATGTTAGAAAGTAGTTCTGACCTTTCTACATCTTGCTGGAACATTGGTACAGAGGGTGCACTTATCTGTATAGATTTTATGCCACTCGCTAATTTAGCCAATTCAGCCAAGGCTTTTTGTACATAATCAGGATAGTCAGCAAATGGGTTAAGTGCTTTAGGTAAGTTAGCAATAAAGGTGGCAAGTCCAGTAGTGCGAGCCTGAGAGATTAACAACTCATTGCTTAGACGATCTGCCTCCGTAGCGTTACCAGTCAATAAGGCTAATTGTAATTCTAAGCGTAGTTTCTCATCAGCTGTAATCTTGCCTTGCAACGCAGCAAGAACTTGAATTTTCTCTATGTCAAATAGAGTTCCTGCCTTTTTAGTCTTTTGCAAATCTCGCTCAGCCTTTAACTTAGCAGCGGCGGTTTTCTTTTGCTCAGCCATTAACTTTCTTTCTTGAGCTAATCTTTGAGCTGCTAGTTTTCTATCCTGAGCCTCAGCTGCTATCCGTCCTGCGTTGTTTTCTCTATTATCCAAGGCGGTTGATACTGGACTTGCTGGAGTTTTTGCAATAACACCAATCTTTTGTAACAACCCGTAGGTCTTGCTAAGTGCGTCAACAATAGGTTTAATAGTTGCGTCATAGGTCATCTTCATAAAACTAGCAATAGTTTTAATCATGCTAGATAAACCTTCAGCGAAGTTAGTAACTTTTTTCTGTATTACATCAATATCATTGGAACCTGCTAGGACAGACAATGCGTCAAAGATACCTGCGCCAATGATCTCCATAGCGTTGCCAACTGATTCACTTAGAGCTTTTGTCTTGCCAGCATAGGTGTCTAGGTAGGCTGCGTTCTGACCTGAGAAAGTTTTGTTCAACTTGCCCATAATTAGTTCCATGTCGCCTGAAGCAATCTCAGCCTTGGTCAAACCTGTTTCAAGTGCAATTAAACCTTTATAGTTTCCAGCGTAGGCTTTAGTTATAGCTGTAACTACGCTACCTAAATCTGCACCTGTTCCTTTTGCAACATTTGTAGCAGTCTCTAATACTCTTGTGGCGTCCGTCACACTTCCAAGGATTCTAAACACTTGTGCGAAGGCTGGACGAATCTCATCTTTACCAACGGTAGCCAAATCGGATAGCCGTTGAATTGCCATCTCAGCTGAAGGGATTGTTAATTCAGCATTAAGGTTGCGCATTGTTGTCGCTAAAGCGGCAGCTGACTTTTGATTTTCTGCAAATGCCATTGCAGCGTTTTTACCAAATTTAATTAGTTGATAGGCAGCAAAGGTTTTGGCTAATGTACCAGCTAGTTTCTTAGCTGAACTTTCCAAACCGCCTAAGGATTTTGTTGCCTCTTTAGCACCCTTGTTTTTATACTCGGATACAATATCTACCTTAATTGTCATGCTGCTAAACCATACCTATCAGTTTTGCTAGTAGTCATAAACATATGCTCTGCCTTGGCTATTGCCTTAAATACTGCGTCAAATACTTTACCTTGGTTATCTTCAACCGCCTTGATTAGTATGCGACCTCTATCAATACGAGACTGACCTATCTTGCCGAAGCCACCGTATGTACCTTGTATAGCTCTATTGAAATGAGCACCTGCATTAGGGTTATTGCTCTGACTGCGTGAGTCTCCGTTAAAGTTTTTACGACCAGCGGTTTCAATAATAGAACCTGCTCTAGATTTATTTAACAAGCTGTAAAGGGCAATAAAGCCAGCATTGTTTCTTTTTGATCTACCTAGGCTGTAAGTTAACCCTTTGCGAATAACTTTAGGGTCATACTTAGGAAATCCCTCTGCACGACTGGTACGAGATTTAACTACCGCACCTGTGCTTTGCCAATTATACAATCCATAAATTGTTGGTTGCACTTTAGTTTTAGCATCATCAGATACAGTCTTTAGTGCAACCCTAATCTCTTTACGCATTTGCTCATATAGATCAGGCGCAAGTTTCTTTAATGCCTTTTGGGTCTCAATGAGACCTTTTACCTCTACTGGCATTATCCATCCTTTGCGCTCTGTCTTTCATGTAAGCCAAGGTTGCTAAGAACATTGACCTATCCATGTTAATAAACTCGCTGTGAGGTATGCCTGTTTCAACTGCTAATGAAGCAATTAAATAAGTAAAGTCATACCTCGTCACCCATTTGGGGTATCAGCGTCTACAATCTCTACTTTTGCTAATGTTTCTAAGAACGATTCTCCAAAAGGTTTTACTGTCTCGCCTGATCTGCGTAAGCACTCATGAGCGAGCCAGTAGACATCTGACTGCCGTTCTTCGTCTCGAAACCTCTTATGGAATCCTGACTTGAAATGCTGTTCGAAAGCAAACTCAATCGCTGGTGAAATCTCGTGTGTAGATTCTTCACCTGAAGCCTTGGTGATTTTTAATGCTATCAATTTAACTCCTTAGAAAGTACCTGTGGAAGCGACTGTAATTGCGCCGCTAATGTTCCATGTTACATCTTGTGTGCCTAGATCGCCAACAGCACCGTTAATGTCGGTGGTGTTATTTACTAAGGCTGTGAAAGTGTAAAGTGGGTTTGTAGCACTTACAGCTGTTCCTTTTTCTTGTAGCAATACACAGGTTACATTTGTTCCCCATGCAGCCTGAAGGGTTGCTAGAACATTTGCTGAAGCTGTGTCATTTAGGAAGCTGATAGTTACAGACGAAGCCTCTAACCCTTTTACATACTTTACTCCAAGATCACCCATAGCTGTTACGGGTAATTCCTCAAATGAACGGTTTAATGTGATCGCTGTCACATGGTCTGATAGATCGACTGAGTTAACCTTTACGCCGACCTTGTTGTTTAGAAATACAGCCATTTGGTTATTCCTCGTCTTTCTTTACGATTTTTGGCTTTTCGGTTGATTGTGCTACTTGCCCGACTTTTTCAAGCCAAGCCTTGTCCTCGGAAGGAACATCTATAATGTTGCTCATTTTTAACTCCAACTTGTCATGATTGAGACGGACATCTCACTTGTTAACATCTCACCAGCTACGCCTGATAATACGCTTGGTGCTGAGATACTGCCAACGCTTATTTTAAGGGTAGTGCTTGCCGCTAGCTTGTTAAACACGCCAACGACCAAATCCTCAATACCAATGAGGTTACCCTGATTGTCAAACATAGGTACGATCATTACGATCTTAAAATTTACTTTAGGTGCTACTGATGAGTAGATATTATTGCTTGGCTCAATGTAAGGGTCATCAGGTTGAACGATTACAGAGTTTGCAATGGGTGTAGCAGGTGGAAAGGAAAATACCTGCCACACCCCTGCGTTCTCTAACGCAGCCGCAAGGGTAGACCGAAGTGTCGTAACGGCGACAGTCATGTCAGCCTACCAAGCTATTAGGACTTAAATAAGGTGCTAATAAACCTCTTACCCTTGCAGTTAAAGTGTTGCCCATACGATAAGGCGAAGGCTGAAAATCAGGTGATATGCCACCTGCGTTGCTCGCTTGGCGTGCTTGCCAAATATCAATAGCCACCATAAGTGCTGCATTTTTAACAGCATCTACAGTTGAATAATTTGTGTATGTAGTACCTGCTACTGTGCCAAAAGGTTGAACGCTATGGATAGCCTCAGGCGTGGTATGTGTAGTAGTAATTGTAATACTGTAATCAGTCATGCTTGTAATTAGTTTGTTATTGCCGTTAAAAGTTGAGCCATTACCTGTAATTGTTACAAGTTGACCAACAAAAAAAATGTTTCTTACTGACTCATTAAAATATAATGTTCCGCTTCCAACAATGTTACTGTGAGCGTAATTATTTACTTCATTTTTCCATAAATATGAAAAGACAATATCCTGAGCAGCTTGACATACCTCATCAACAACAGTATCTGAATAAAGAGTGCCAATACCCAATGCGCTGCGAAGTTGCGCAATAGTCGGTGTCGAAGCAGCCATGTTGTCCTTTCTTAGAGTATAGGGGCGAAGGCTTCCAACGCCCCTACACAGTTATTTCCTTTAACGGAAGGTTATGCAACCATCCACTTGTATGCGCCAGCGTTTACCTTATTGGCAATAGCACCGTAACCGTAGTAAGCAACAGAAATTTGACCTGAAGCAATTACATTGGTTTCTAAACGGTACTTGCTTGACTCGTACCAAGTAAATGATTGTGGGTTAACAATAATCATTGATCCGTCGCCTGTGCCACCTAAGTAGCGTGATACACGAAGGTTTAGACCACCGATATTGCCACGAACATTTGTAGGAGTCAGATTACCTGAAGCGTTTTGAGGGTTAATTGTCTGAGTAAATACAGCTCTGTTTGAACCGTCTACTAGACCCATTAACGCACCCCATTGTTCAGGTGATACAACAATGTTCTCTGCAAATCCTAAAGTTCCTGAGTAAACAGAAACTGCTGCGTCTGCAATAAAGTCTTGGATGTTAGCTGCTGTTAGCGTACGGTTTCCACCGTCTGTTGCAACTGCTGAAAGTGTTGCGCCAACTGCTGCGTCTGTTGCGGCAGCATACTGGAACTCCATATTTCTGACCAATTCTGCAAAGAACGCAGGTGATGATCGGTCAAGAATCTCAACAGAAAATTGCTGTTGTCCAGCATATTTCTTAACATTTACAGATAAGAAAGCAACATTTTGGTCTGTGTTTGACGGTGCTGCGCCTTCAGCTGTTTCTGCAACTGTTGGTGCTTGTGTCAATTTAGGAATCTCAAATGTCATACCAGCGTCAGGTAACGCACCTGAACTGATTGAATCAATAAATGGACGATCAGCATTTGTTAATGGGTTGATGATCTCAGTCAATTGACGAGTTGGTACAAGTCCTGCGTTGTCAGTTGTGTCTGCTGCTGCGCTTAAGTATTGACGAGCAGAGTCATCATTTAAGTATTGCGCACGCAATGTGTTTTCTAGGAACTTCTCTTTTGTGAACTCTAAGCGAGGCTTAGTATAAATTGGTGCTGCTACTGTTGGACGAGCAGAGGCTTCAACCGCAACGGTCTCTGTTACCTCGGTCGCAACAGATTCAGGTGTTGTGTTTTCCACAATTTCCTCATTTTCTGTTTTGGTTTCGGTTGTAACTTCTGCGTCTTGTGACGCAGCAACACTCAATACCTCTGCTGATTTGAAGGCAGCAGCTTGTACAAGTGAAACTTCAATTAGGCGTGCTGCACTTACTCTGTACACGCCATTGCTATTCTTTCCCTTAATAACTTCAACACCAACTGAAAGACCGCTGCGCAGGTTTTCCGACGCTTCAATTAGACTGTCTGTTCCTCGTGTGGTGTTGGAGACTTTGAACTCTGCATAAATACCTGTGTCGTCGTCCTCTGCCTTTTGCATACGACCAATAGGTTGCTTAGGGTCATGCTCTAGCAATAGTTTGACCGCTTTAACATCATCAATTTCAATAGAACCTTTTTCAAAGATTACCTTGCCAGCACTTGTATCACCGATCTCGTCCTCAAAAGGTACGATCTTGCCAGCAATAATGCGGCGTGATTCTGATGCTGTTAAATCAGCTGAAAAGTTAATTATTTCCATTAGGACTCAATTCTTCCATTGCTCGGGCTTCCTCTACGCTTATTAAACCTAGGGTAAGCATTTTTTCAATTACATTTAATCTTTCCATTGGATTAGCCCGAAGGAATCCGCTGTCCATATCAAATGCAACAAACTGGGTGGTTGGTGATAGATCGTCCATACTAAAACGATTCTCTATTGCAGAAATGTAAGGTTGAAGAGATAGCGAAACAAACTGACGACGCTCATCTTGCACATTAGCGTAAGTCATACTGTTGTTCTGATCTGCTGAAATATAGTAAGCAGGTACATTGAATAAACGAGCAATTTGAGTAGCCATGTACTGTAATGCCTCGTTATACATCATGTCTTTAGGACTAAATGAAGTAGCCTGATATTCTAAAGTCGAAGTTAGGTAAGCAGTTGATCGCTCAGCTCTTGATCGCTTCCATGCCGCTAATAATCCTGCAACTTCAGCTGGTGGAAGGTCAGCCCCCGAATTGCGGAGTATTCCAGACGGGACGGGAGTTGAGGCGGCTGTTGCTGAGGCTTTTTCTAGATCAATAGCAGCTCTTAAAATTCTTGCGCCAGCATGTAGAATACCGTCAATAGGTGATTGGATAGTTACAAGTGAACCAATACCTGACATTGGTCGCTCACGACCGTCTACTGTATAAAAGTCAACAAAGGTATTTAATTTATTAAGTTGTACTTGAACTCTTGTGTTATTTACAAAATCAAATCTTGCTGGACGGTTATCATCTTGATAAACCTCAGTTACCTCTAAATAAGCAGTTCCGTAAAAAATCAATGCGTCAACTATTGCAGTTAATATAACTGAGTTAGGTGCTGATTTAGATAATTGGTTTACCCAAGGTAAATTAGGTATTTCTGCTTTAGTTGTTTTTGCATAAGTCTTTAATTCCATTACGCCAACAGTTGTTGCAATTAAATTGCGACAGCGCATAACGCTAGGTACAGTAATAGCTTCTTCACGACCTACTGATTGAAACGGTGTGAATTGTGAGTAAAAATTAAAAGGGTCTGCGACGACAGGTGGGGCAAGTTGCGCCTTAATTGTTGATTTATCCTCTAGACCAATTAAGTTGCGGAAAAATCCCATAGGTGAAGTATATCACAAAACCTAGACATAAATCTGAGGAACTGATATTGGTTTTGACAACATGTGTACGCACATTGCCGTAGCAATAGCAGCTGTGACATCTCCAGCTGATTTTCTACGGACAATGCGCCACCCTGCGTCATTAGTTTTCATTGCTGCGTTATTCATTGAATTGACCCACTCGGGTTGACCTTGGTGAACTAGACGGAGATTCGACAGGGCGTCGGATAGTTCACCACAGGCTTGATAGAACGACTGTCCTGATATGTCTATCAATTTATGCCCTGATTGAGTAAGTCTTTGTGCAATACTAGCAGTAGCATACTTGTCATAGGCGATATTGACAGGGCGGTATTTCATAGCCCACTCATTTATTTGACTAGCCATTTTAATCTCATCAATAGCGACCTCACTCGTATAGGTCTCAATTACTCCAACACCTATCTTGCCTTCAGGGGTTATCTGCGCACCGACTAACGCACCTGATCGCTTACTTGGACTTACATCAAAGGCTAATACAGTCATTGTACCTATTGGTAAGATTAGATCGCTATTACTTGTAGCTTCAATAGACCCAAATGTCCAAGGACTGACTTGGCTATCTATCCACATGCAAAGGGTCTCGGTTAATGTAGCTTCTATCGGATTAGTAGCAATAGATTCCTCAATAGCTTCCTCAGTTACCGTATGACCTAATGCTGGGTTAGCCATAGCCCAATACTTGCGATTATGTATATCTTGTCTTGCTTCCATTGGTGCGCTGTACTCGTAATAACCAAATGTCTTGCTTGGTGTTTCTTTAGCTCTTGAAACTAAATTATTAAGGACTGTACTAAATGCGTCACCTGCGTTTGAGGTTATTAAAGTCTGACTATTAGGTCTTGCTCTTGTTGTTGGCACAGCTGCCTTAAATGCTTCCTCTGATACCTCTCGTGCCTCATCAATGTAAAGTAGGTCGCACGAAAGTCCTCGACTTCCGTCTCTAGTCGCTGCGACAATTTGATACCTTGCACCATTAAGTAATGTAATTGATTCTTGACCATTGGCATATCTGATCTGTCTAACTTGCGCTTTTAAGAAAGGGTGATCTTCAACTGTGTTACATATCTGCCTAAATGTATCTAATGCCATATTCCGATTAGAGGACATACCGATTATGTTCTTTTCACCAAATAGGAACAACCCTGCAAGGATACGCATACGAGCTAGGTGAGTCTTACCCTGTTGCCTGCTAACTAGACATAATGAGGTCTTGCGGACGAACATACCGTCCTTGTCCACCTTCAACATATCCTCTAGTACAAAATGTTGCCAAGGTAGCAATGGCATACCAATTTTCTCAGCTAAATCTGCAACTTCGTCAATTCTTGACGCACCTTTGAGCAAAGGACTGTGAATACGAGGCTTTACAGCCCCTATAAGCGGTTTTTTCTTTGCCCCTCGTCTTACTGGGTCAACCTTGGTCTGATCGGGTTTCATTTGGCTTTCTACGCCCGATTAAACGGCGAGTCAGGCTGAGCCACCCGAGTCTCAGGGAGAGAGGAGTCAGG